CTCGCAGTCGAAGACCGCCGGCCAGTACGCCGCGATCTCGCTCCTCGCGGTCGGCGTCGACCAATTCGTGCTCTGCGGCGACGCGGCCTGATATCGTGAGCCTCTTCCCGCTCCATCACGGGATTCTGAGCTGCCGCCACAGCTATCTCGGCTGCGTCGCGACGGCCACCGCCGTCCCGTATCAGACCCTGGCGACGACCGGCTACATGATGTCGCGCTCGGCGCACATCGCCCGCGACGACATCACCTCGCTCGCCCTCGTCATCCCGAATTGGGTGGTGACGTCGAACGCCGAGACCGGACCGGGCTCCAGCGTGACGGTGACGGCCGCGGTCGAGTACCCGGCCGGCACGTTCAAGCAGGTGACGTTCGCAGGATCGACGAGCATCCTCATCGCCGACGCGGCACAGGCGATTTCAGACTTCGTCAGCGTCGCGATCCCGAACGGCTCACAGTTCTGGGTGCGCATCTTTAGGACCGGCTTCGCTTCGGTCTGCCCGTACACGCTGACCACCAACTCCGGGCAGGGCAGCGTCGCCAACTACGGCGCGGGCGCCGGTACCGACCTGACGATGGGCGGCGCCATCGCCAACACGGGCGGCGGCCACTTCGCCCCGGCGGCGATCCTCGCCTACACGACCAAGCCCTCGATCTATCTGATGGGCGACAGCCGCACGGCGGGCGTCGGCGACACGGCCGATGCCTCGCTCGACCGCGGTCAGTTCGCGCGCTCGATCGGCCCGAGCTACGGCTACATCAACGCCGGCTGCGGCGGCGACCGGCAGTATCAGTGGCTGCTCTCGAACGCGAAGCGCCTGTCGCTGGCGCAGTATTGCAGCCACGTCCTCAACGGTTACGGCATCAACGACCTGACGGTGAGCCACAGCGGCGCCACGGTCTACACCGACATCCAGTCGGCCGAGGCGCTGTTCCCCGGCAAGCTGATGTGGGTTGCGACGGTCAGCCCGCACTCGACCGGCGCCTGGACGTTGGCTGACGGGTCGGATCAGACGGTCGGCACCGAGAACGCGCAGCGCGTCGCCCTCAACGCCTCGATCCGCGCCCGCTCGCGTTTCCTCGAGATCGCCGATCAGGTCGAGAGCGCCCGCGACAGCGGCAAGTGGCAGGCGCCCGGCATCACCGCCGACGGCCTGCACGCGACGCAGACCGGCTACCTCGCCATCAAGAACAGCGGCGCCATTAACACAGCGGCCTTCGTCCGATGAGCATCACCGATTACACCAGCCTGCAGGCTTCCGTCGCGGACTACCTCGTCAAGTCGAACCTGACGACGCAGATCAAGGACCACATCGCGCTCTTCGAGAGCCGGTTCGCCCGGCAGAAGCGCGTCCGGCAGATGGAGACGCACGCCAGCCTGACGATCTCGGCGCAGCGCACGACGCTGCCGGCGGGCTATCTCGAGATGCGCGCCCTCGTGCTGCAGACCTCGCCGCTCGCCCGGCTCGAGCTGGTGACGCCCGACTTCCTATGGTCGCACTACGCCGGCTCGGAGACCGGGCAGCCGACCGCCTTCGCGATCATCGGCGGCGAGATCGTCGTCGGGCCGGTGCCGGATGCGTCCTACACCGCGGACATCGACTATTACAGCTTCACGCCGCTCTCGGATGCGGCGCCGGTCAACTGGCTGCTGACGCAGTACCCCGACATCTACCTCTTCGGCACGCTCGTCGAGAGCTTCAGCTACATCCGCAACCTTGATGGCGCGACGCTCGCCAAGGGGCGGCTCGACGAGGCGCTCGCCGAACTCGCCGACGACGACCAGCGGGCGCGGTGGAGCGGGTCGCCGCTCGTCATGCGCCCCTCCGGCTCGACGCCGTAGGGGTGCATCATGGGACTCGTCCTCCCCGTCAGCGAGTACAGCCCGGATAGCCCGGATTTCGTCGGCTCCGGCGCCGACACGATCAAGAACTGCCTCCCCCGCACGGCGCAGAGCTACGGCCCGATGCCGTCGCTCAACGCCTACTCGCCGGCCATCACGGCGCGCTGCCAGGGTGCCATCGGCGTGGCGGATGCCTCAGGCAACTCCTACGCCTTCGCCGGCGATGCGACGAACCTCTACAAGGCGGCCGGCGGCAGCACCGCATGGAGCACCGTCACGCGCGCCGTTGGCGGCGCCTACTCGACGGCGAGCGATCAGCGGTGGAGCGGCGCCTTCTACGACCCCTCCCGCGTCCTGATGACGAACTTCTCGGACCCGATCCAGAGCTTCGTCATCGGCAGCTCGACGGCCTTCGCCGACCTCTCGGCCGCCGCCCCGAAATGCCGCTATCTCGGCGTCATCAAGGATTTCCTCATCGCCGGCAACACCTTCGACGGCACCGATGGCGCACGACCGGCGCGGGTGTGGTGGAGCGCCATCGGCGACCCGACCAACTGGCCGACCCCCGGCACGGCGGGCGCGCAGGCGGTGCAGTCGGACTTCCAGGACATCCCCGGCTTCGGCGCGGTGCAGGGCATCGTCGGCGGCTTGGGCAATGCCGACGGCGCCATCTTCCTCGAGCGCGGCATCGTCCGCGTCGGCTATGTCGGCGGCACCACGGTTTTCGCCTTTGATGTCGCCGAAGGGGCGCGCGGCACCCCGGCGCCGGGCTCGATCGCGCAGCTCGGCAGCATCGTCTACTATCTCGGCGAGGACGGCTTCTACGCCTTCGACGGCGCGCAGTCGGCGCCGATCGGTCACGCCAAGGTCGACAAGACCTTCTTCGACGACCTCGACCAGAGCTACTTCTACCGGATCAGCAGCGCCGTCGACCCGATCTCGAAAACCGTGTTCTGGGCCTATCCCGGCGTCGGCAATGCCGGCGGCAACCCGAACCGGCTGCTGGCCTACAATTGGGCCTTGCAGCGGTGGTCGCTGATTGACGGCCTCGGCGACGTGGAACTGATCTTCCGCTCGCTCTCGTTCGGCTACAGCCTTGACCAGTTGGACAGCGTCTCGGCCTCGATCGACGCGCTGCCGTTCTCGCTCGACAGCCGGGCGTGGACCGGCGGGCGCATCCTGCTGAGTGCGTTCGATAGCTCGCACCGCCTCAACTACTTCACCGGCGCGGCCTTGGCGCCCACCGTCGACACGCAGGAGCTGCAGCCGACCCCCGGCAAGCGGACCTTCGTCGGCAGCGTGCGCCCCATCGTGGAGGGCACGAGCGCGGTGACGCCATCGGTTGCCATCGGCGTCCGCGAGCGCACCGTCGACGCGGTGACGTGGCAGACGGCCTCGTCGCTCAATGCCATCGGCGAGTGCGAGCAGCGCGCTTCCGGCCGCTACGTCCGCGCCCGCACGACCCTGCCGGCGGGCTCCAGCTTCACGCATATCAGCGGCATCGAACTGACCGAATTCTCGCCCGACGGTGAGCGGTGATGGCCGGCATCCTCGACTCGCTACGGCAGCTCGGCACCGACACGTGGAACGTGCTGAGCATGGACGGCGGCAGCATTCCGTCGCTCCTCGGCGGCCTGCAGCAGATGGGCGCGCAGCAGGAGGCAGCGCACCGCGCGGCGTGGGATGCCGCTTACGCCGCGCCGACCTATTCGGCGAAGCTGCACGCGCTCGCGGGCGACCCGTGGATGCAGGCGTTCGGTGTCGGCAGCATTGAGAACGCCGGGCCTGCCTTGGATATGTCGCTTGCGGCGCGGATGGGGCGGGCGGCGGATCAGGGCTACACCATCGACGCCTACAAGGGCGCGCATCCCTACACTGGCGGCGATGTGACCGATTGGAAGGGGCGTGTCATCGAGTCGCGACCGGAATTTCCGCTCGCTAGCTTTGAAAGTCCGGGCAAGCCGTTCGCAGGCTTCTTCTCGTCTGATCCCGAGGTGGCGAACCGCTTCGCCCGTGCGCTGAGCGTCGATGGCGGCGCGGTCTATCCGACGAAGCTGAAAATGGAGAACCCCCTCGTCATCGACGCGCAGGGCAAGCCGGCCGCAGCGTTCCAGTTTGAGGCAATCGCCCGCGAGCATGGCACAGGCGACGCCTACAAGGCGTTCTCAACCGCCTTCGACAAGACATCTCCCCATGATGGCGTGATCCTGTCGAATACTGGCGACGAGGGAACGGTTTATGTTCCCCGCGCCTCGAATCAGGTCCGCTCGCGCTTCGCCGCCTTCGACCCGGCGAAGATCGGCAGCAGCGACATCC